TCGGGGATTGTGACGGACTTCTCAAAGCGGTTGTTGATGGAATTTGTTACCAAATAAGCGTAAAAGAACCGATAAAACTTCGCCTGCTGACTAATGAGGATGTAGATATGTGGGATGCTTACCGAGCAGTCGGTACCGTAGAAGAGTGCCGGAAAGCCAGGGAGAAGCAGAATCAAAAACCTCTAGATTTTTACGGAGACAGTGAAGACGGTAAACTGTTATGCCCTAACTGCGGAAATGACTTGTGGGAACTGAAAGAGTGTGGATTTAATAACTGTCCTTATTGCGGACAGGTTATCCAGTGGAATGAGAATTTGGAGGGAATGGAAGATGGCACGGGTCAGGTGTAAAATTGCTGGGCATAAAGTGAAGAGACGTGGCGAGGCTACTGTTGAATGGTACAAAGATGGAGTGCCGCAATATTACTGCTATGGGTATATCGACAGAATGACAGATGAACCTCTTTCTGAATGTAAAGAATGCAGAGATTATGTTGGAAAAGCTCAGGATGATTTAGAAACATGGAAACAGAAGGGCGGGATTAAATGAAGTCTGATTTATACCACAACGGCAGCGGCGTGAGAGATCCCGTCGCCTACCGGGCCATAAGAGAGGCAGACCGGCAGCCAGAGAACGTGGAGAACGCCATCCGCCGGATGAAAACCATTGCCAGATGGCATCAATGTGAGGTGACGGAGCGAATTGTCCTGAAGGATAAAAAAACAGGGCGCATATGGCCCTGAAGAAAGGAGGTTCCGGCGGCTTAAAACCGCCGGAGAGTATGAAAAAGAATCTATGTAAAAAGTAACTGTCTTACTTGATGGTTTAAGAATATCAGGAAGCTGTGACGGATTTATGTTGGAACTGTGAAAAATTTGTGAAAGAGGTGGCACCATTGGACAAGCAGATATTAGAACAGTACATAGATGCCTGTGAGTTGATTAAAGACACCAAGGAGGAAATAAAGAAGCTGAGGAAACGCCGGACCCAGATACAGCAGGACAGTGTGAAGGGCTCATCCCATGAGTTCCCATATACGCTTCAGACCTACCACCTGGAGGGGCTTGGGTATGCGGCAGTAAAGGATCCGGACGAACTGGAGCGAATGGAGGAGCTTCTGGCAAAGAGGATTCAGAATGCAGAACAAATTAGACGACAGGTTGAGGTTTGGCTGAATATAATATCTCCGAGGATGCAGCGGATCATTCGGTATAAGATTTTTGAGGAGATGACCTGGGGACAGGTGGCTGTCAGGATGGGAAGGAAGGCGACTGCGGACAGTGTAAGGATGGAGTATGCAAACTTTATGAAGGTAGAGTAAAATGATTTCGGTTATTTCACATTTTTCGTTTTTAAAATGTTATAGTGTATACTGGAAAACAAAGGTAAATGAATTATTAATTTTATCTCTTTATAATACAGAGTGCTTTGAAGAGAGTCCTTACCAAATTGGTAGGGGCTTTTTTTAAATCAGATTTTGGGGTATGATGAAAAGAAAAGGTTGATACAGATATGAGAAAAATATTGGATTTTGTAAAAAACTATAAATGGTTATGTATTTTCGCTTTTATTGTTACTCCCATAATTATTTATTTATTGTCAGTACCAGCGCTACTACCATCTGGAGGAAATGATTGGGCTGGATTCTGGGGAGGATATTTAGGAGCTATAATTGGTGCTATTGTAGCAATTTATGTTATGAGAAAGACCCTAGAAAATGAAAGTAATCGAAGAAAAGAAGAAGAAAGGGAAAGATTTTTTTCAGAAATATGCGAGTTGGTAGCTGAATATTGTTTCCAGATAAATGAAAGTAATTGTCATTTATTACGTTTTCATCAAACCGGAGAGCCAGAATGGAACTATGAGGCCTTATATACAAAAGGTGAAGCTACTAAAATAGAGCACATTTTACAAATAAAACTTTTATCACGTAAAGTTCATTCATATAATCTAAGCACTGAACTTTTGGAGTCAATTCTGGAAGTAGGAAAATCTATGGATAAGTTACATGATGTTACAGTCAATAGTTTCGAAGAACTTGCAAGAGAGGCAGATAAATTAAGCGAAAAATTATCAAATTTGATGGAGCTGGTGTATAGATTTATCTCAGAGAATGAAATGTAGATTTAGTTACTCTTTTGCTTTTTCACAAAAAGGAGGTGATCCCCACGACCAGAAAACAAAAGCTATTCGTACAGGAATACCTCATTGACCTGAATGCCACCCAGGCGGCTATCCGCGCCGGCTACAGCCCGGAAAGTGCGGCGGATATTGGCAGTGAGAACCTGAGAAAACCCGATATCTGCGCGAGTATTGACAAGGCGATGGCGGAGCGTTCCCGGCGCCTGGGCCTTAACCAGGATCGGATCCTGATGGAGCTTGCCAAGATTGCCCTCTTAAACCCGCAGCAGGTGGTCAATCTGGATGAGGCCACTGTCCGGGAGGATGCCCTCCCAGAGGATTTGGCTGCGGTGGCCTCTGTGAAGGTCAAGCGGTTTCCAACAAAGGATGGAGAAGGGATAGAGAGGGAAATTAAATTCTATGATAAAACCAAAGCCCTGGAGCTGGCCGGGAAGCATCTGGGAATGTTTCGGGATAAGGTGGATGTGAATGTCCAGACCTCCGGGAAGTTAGATGACATTATGAGTCAGCTGGGCGGTGAGGGCCTTGAAGAGTAACAGCTTCCCGCTTTCTCAGAAGTACCTGGATTTTATCAATACGGTGGACGGTGTGGATGCGGACTTTCTGGAGGGGACAACGGCTTCCGGGAAGACGACTGTGGGCGCCGGCGTTAAGTTTATGCGGATGGTAAGCCGGAGTACAAAGAAGCTTCACATCATCGCATCGAAGACGACGGGAACTGCCGAGAAAAATATTATCCAGCAGGACAACGGGATTCTGGATCTGCATCGGGCAGCCCGGTACTATGGAAATGGGGATAAGGATTATAAGATTCCCCACATCAAATTTGAGGACAAGATTATTTTTGTCCTGGGCTATGATAACCGGGACAAGTGGGAGCTGGTTCTGGGTTCCCAGTTCGGCTGCGTTTACATTGATGAGATTAACACGGCCAATATTGACTTTGTCCGGGAGGTGTCCACCAGAAATGATTATCTGATGGCCACGCTGAACCCGGATGATCCGAACCTGCCGGTTTATAAGGAATTTATCAACCGTTCCAGGCCGTATAAAAAATATGAAAAAGATGTTCCGCCGGAGATCATGACGGAGCTGAAGGAAAAGCCAGTACCCAGATGGAGGTACTGGTTTTTTACATTCCGGGATAACCTGAGTCTGACACCTGAGGCGATTCAGAAAAAGAAGGATGCAGCGCCGCCTGGAACTAAACTTTATAAGAACAAGATTCTGGGACTTCGGGGAAAAGCGACAGGACTGATTTTTCCTAACTTCGACCGGAGCAGGCATGTGGTAACTGCTGCCTGGATAAAAACGGAGCAGCAGCTTGGGCGGCTCAAGTTCAAACGATTCTCTGCCGGACTGGATACATCTTATTCCAGCCGATCCCCGGACACCATTGCCATGATCTTTCAGGGCATTACCGCAGACAGGCAGCTGATTATTCTGGATGAGAGAGTATACAGCAACGCAGAGCTTGACAAACCTTTGGCTCCTTCTGACACAGTGAAGAAGTTCCTTGAGTTCCTGGAGAAAAATCAAAAAGAGTGGGGACTTGCCAGGGATGTCTTTATTGATTCAGCTGACCAGGCGACGATTACGGAACTGAGAAAATATAAACGGCTTCACGGCTGTATCCATAATTTTTTGGATGCCTACAAGGCTCTTACGATTATGGACCGTATTAAACTGCAGCTGGGCTGGCTGCAGCAGGGGTGCTATCTGGTGGTAAACACCTGTGAGGAGCATATGGCGGAGCTGGAACGGTATTCATGGATGGAGGATAAGGACGAGCCCGAGGATCGCAATGACCATACGATTAATGCATCTCAGTATGGCTGGATTCCCTGGAGAAACTTAATCGGGTTTGAGGAGGATGAGAAATGAGGTGGCTGACAACTTTGAATGAGAATATAAAGCGGGGAGTCCGTTCCTGGCTGAATGTGCAGCCGGCGAGTCCCTGTGGAATACAGATTCAGGAGACAGCGGATTTTGAGCTGAATGCTATCCGCAACCGCATCTGGTACCGCGGTGATGGGAATGAGCTGGAACAGCTCTACGAACAGAGTGAAGAGTATGCAGACAGGTATAAGTTCTGGGCTTCCAGATGCACGCCGGGGATGGAGATGAGGAAGATTCACACCGGTCTTCCGGGACTGATGGTGAACGTGCTGACTTCCGTGGTTCTGGCGGATATGAATGACTTTGAATTTGAATCCAGGAAGCAGGAGGAGCTGTGGAAGCAGATTGAAAAGCAGAACCATTTCAGAAAAAAGATGGAGCGGGTGATCCGGGAGACTCTTTACATCGGAGACGGAGCCTGGAAGCTGACCTTAAACACGGCAAAGAGCGAATATCCGTACCTGCGGTGGTATCCGGGAGACCGGATAGAAATGGTCTGTGACGGAGACGAGCTGCAGGAGGTAGTGTTTAAGACGCCTTATAAGGAAAAAGGGCATCTGTATGTGCTGAATGAGCATTACGGCTACGGTTATATTCGGAATAAGCTGTATCTGGGAGACCGGGAAGTAGGACTGGAAGTATTGGAGCGGACGAGAGGACTTAGGGACTGGAAGTTTGAACCTTCTGTGATGTTAGCTGTTCCCTTCAAAGTATATGAGAGTGCAAAATGGGAAGGCCGAGGCGGAAGTATTTTTGACAGAAAGCGGGACAGCTTCGACGCTTTTGACGAGGTGTGGAGCCAGTGGATGGACGCTATGCGCAGCGGCCGGGCCAGAACCTACATTCCGGAATGCCTGGTTCCACGCAATCCCGAAACCGGGGAGCTGCTGCACCCTAATCCCTTTGACAACCGGTATTTTGCCGGGGACAACGACATGTCCGAAAAGGCGGAAAATAAAGTTCAGACGGAACAGCCGGACATTCCTCATGAGAGCTATCTGGCAGCCTATGTGACGGCTCTGGATCTTTGCCTGCAGGGAATTATCAGTCCGTCTACCCTGGGGATTGATGTAAAGAAGTTAGACAATGCAGAGGCTCAGAGGGAGAAGGAAAAAGCGACCCTCTATACCCGCAATGCGATCGTGGAGGCCATTCAGAATTCACTTCCAGAGTTGATTTCTGCGTGCTTGAATTGCTACAACATCCTGATGAAGCAGCCAGTGGAGGAGGTCAGGGTGGATATTCCGTTTGGAGAGTATGCCAATCCATCCTTTGAGAGCCAGGTGGAAACCCTTGCCAAAGCCCGTCCGGGGGTGCCTATGATGAGCATTGAGGCCCAGGTGGAGGAGCTTTACGGGGACAGCAAGGATGAGAAGTGGAAGGCCGAGGAAGTAAAGCGGCTGAAGGCAGAGCAGGGGATCGAAGAGGCAGAAGAACCGGGGGTTAATCAGGCCGCCGGCTCTTTTCAGGTTCAGATGAAGGAGGAAATGAATGCAGGTGAAGGTCATGAACCGGGTTTACCGGATGAGCCGGGAGGAGTATCAGGGACTCCTCAAAGTAGCCAGTGAGCAGATTCCGTTTGGAATTTATGCTCTGGAGAAGGAAGGATATGCAGAGCTTCGCCATGACAGGTGTGAGAGTATTACGCAGCTGAAGGGGCTGACCAGACAGTTCCGGGCACAAGGCTTCCGGGTTTTGTCCAATCGCGGACAGAAAGAAGGCAGATAGGATTCGGAAAAACGGCAGGACCCGAAGGAATGAAAGGGGCGCGGATAAGTGCGGCAGGATGAATATGACATTGGCGCAGCCTTTTCGGCCATCGAGGAGGAGCTGATCGCCTCTATGATGCGTAACATGGCCCGCCACCGGGCGGAGGAAACGAAAGAAGGGATTCAGTGGGCCATGTGGCAAGTACAGCAGCTGAAAGCTCTGGAAAGGTACAAGAGAGAGAACCAGAAACGGTACAGGGGAAAATTTCAGATCCTGAACCGAGAGATGAAGGAACTGATCCAGAAAGCCAGAGAGACAGGAGGTATGGAGCAGGAGAAGAGGATTCTTCAGGCTATAAGGAGAGGTTTTAAGGGATATGGGAAAAACCGTTCTGCGGCCCATCAGGCGGCGACGGCAGAGTTTTTCAAGATGAATGACAGGAAGCTTGAGGCCCTGATTGAGGCTGTCACTCACGATATGGAAAAGGCGGAAACAGCGGTTCTCAGGATGGCGGAGGATCAGTACCGGAAGATAATTTTCAACGCTCAGGTTTACGCCAATACGGGAGCCGGAACCTATGAGCAGGCGGTGGATATGGCATCCAGGAATTTTCTGGCGGCGGGACTAAACTGTATTGAGTATGCCAATGGGGCCAGGCACACTATTTCCGACTATGCGGATATGGCAATCCGGACGGCCAGCAAGCGGGCTTACCTTCAGGGGGAAGGGGAAAAGCGGCAGGAGTGGGGGATCAGCACGGTGATTATGAATAAGCGCGGGAACCCCTGTCCCAAGTGCCTTCCCTTCGTGGGAAAGGTGCTGATTGACGATGTGTGGAGCGGAGGACGAAAGGACGGAGTGGATCCGAATACAGGGAAACGGTACCCGCTGATGAGCAAAGCCATTGAGTATGGCCTTTATCATCCACGATGCAAGGACAGCCATACCACTTATTTTCCAGGAATCTCCACGGCGGATGACACCTGGACGAAGGAAGAGCTTAAGGCGATCGAACAGGATTATGCCAGGGAGCAGAAGAAGCAGTATGCAAAAAGGCAGGAAGAAAAGTATGGACGGCTGGCGGAGTATTCGCTGGATGAGGGGAATAAGAAACGCTACACAGCAAAAGAAAAGCAGTGGGAAGAAGTTGCTGAAAGCCTGAATAGTGGTATAATGGGGTTATCGCAGGAAGAGCTGAGCGCTCTGTACCAGTATAAGAGTTTTGAGTCATATCCAATCAATGAAGCATTGAGAAACGCAAAGGATATGTCAGATCTTCCACCAGCACAGCAGCAGTTTGTGAAAAGATTGGATTCAGCTTTATCAAAAATACCAAAATATGAAGGTGACCTAATACGAACTGTCAATTTCTCAGATTGGCCGGATTGCGACAAGAGAACAAATGATTTTGCTAAAGAATTTGTTCCAGGGAAGAATATTCAAATTAGGCAGTATTGGAGCACTTCAAAGAGAGAAGGCTATGATGAGGAGGCAGGTATAAAAATCTACATACAAAACGCCCAAAATGGACGAGACATAAGCTCAGTTGGATTAGATGAGGCAGAGATTCTGTATGAGAGAAATAGGAAGTTTTTAGTAGCCGATAAAGCATTTTTTGATGGAAAATGGTGCATTTTGCTTGAGGAGATATAGTATGGCATATGAAGATATTTATAAAGGTTTGACAGACGAAGAGTGTGAGAGAATGATCAAAGCGGATATTCCTAAATTTGAAGTTGTTGGTGAAACGGAGCTAACAGACGAAGATTCGAAAAAATATAGAAAAGATTTACTTAGAATCGTAGAAGAATTTAAAAAGAATAAAATACCGCAAGCAAAAAGTGATGGTATATAGTTGCCAGAGGAGGTACATATGGATGATTTTCGGTTGATCTATAAAATACTCCGTATTCTTCAGAAATCAATGGACTGTGAGGAAATAGACAGAGAAATTTTATCTGCTGAAAGGCTTGAATTGTCAATACCAAAATGGAGCCGCATAATGACTATGTTGCTGAATGAGGGATATATTACGGGAGGGCAGACATGGAATGCCCTTGATTGTGGGTATCCGAGGGTAGCACTGACAAGGCCTGAGATCACGCTGAAAGGCCTTGAATATCTGGAAGAAAATACGTTAATGAAGAAAGCTTCAAATCTTGCAAAAGGTATAAAAGATACGATACCAGGGTTATAACCACCAGCCAGTAAGCCGGTGGTATTTTTATACCCATTTTTATTGCTGTGGATCAGCAGCAGAAAGGAGACAAGATGGATTTAAGACCTATGGAATTAAAAGACACAGCTGCAATGATGTTAAGTGAGGACTACAAGGAGCGCTTTCGGGCTGAATACGGTCAGCTTACGATCCGCTATCAGAAGCTTAAAACCATGTTGGATAAGTGGGATCAGGGCGTACTGGACTTTAAGCCGACCTGTCCCAGAAGCACTTACAATATGCAGATTCGGGCAATGGCAGATTACATCGCAGTTCTGGAAGCGAGGGCAGTAATGGAAGATATTGTATTATAGTCATAGCAAGTCATTAAATTAGCCATAAGCGCGCAGGAATATCCTGGGCGTTATTTTTCTGCCCGAAGGCGTTAAACTACGCGGAGACACCGGGGTACCAACTGTTTTGTGAGACACACATAAAACTGAATGGGGAGACACCCTAAAAACTGAAAGGAGAGAAATGACAATGACAAAATTTCCAATGAATTTACAGCTTTTTGCGGAAGGAGGGAATACAGGAAGCGGCGCAGGAGGCACAGGAGGACAGAGCGGCCAGGGAGGGGATACAGGAAACCAGAGAATGGGGAGCGGCTCACAGGGAGGTGCTGCCGGCCAGGGCCAGCCGGGCGCGGGAGGCGGTACCGGCATCCAGTTTGACTATGAGAAGCTGGCTGGACTGATTGCGGGAAAAACGTCTGTCACTGAGGATACGGTGCTGAAATCTTATTTTAAGCAGCAGGGCCTTTCTCAGGAAGAAATGGCCCAGGCGATTCAGGCGTTTAAAGCTCAGAAAGCGGCGAACCAGCCGGACGTGGGGGCGCTGCAGAGCCAGGCAGCCCAGGCACAGAAGGCAGCCCGGGAGGCGCAGCTTGAAAAGACAGCGGTTCTGGCGGCGGTAGGCCTGGGTGTGGATGCGAAAACCATTCCCTATCTGATTAAAATGACGGATCTGAGCCAAGCGGTGGGACAGGACGGGAAAATCAATGAGGAGACGGTTACCAATGCTCTGAAAAAGACACTGGAGGATGTGCCGGGGCTGAAGCCTGCCCAGGGCAGTCAGGGAGGTTTTATCCAGATGGGGGCTTCCGGTTCAGGAAATCAGCAGCAGGCTGATGATGCGGCGCTGAAGGCGGCGTTTGGACTGAAATAGAAGAAAGAGAGGGAAAAGGATATGGCACTGCCAAAACCGCTGAGAAAGATAGAGGTTTATCTGTATGCCTTGGCAACAGGGGAGAAGGGAGGGCTGCCAAAGGCCAGGACAAGAACAGAGTCCTATTTAAAGTATCTGGCAGAGAATCCTCCTCAGGGGCCGGCTGGCCCTAAAGGAGATGCAGGGAAAGGAGTTAAATCGATTACCCTTACAACGAATGAAACGGGGGCTGTAACAGGCGGAACTGTTACCTATACGGATGCTTCTACATCGCCAATTACAGTCACATCAAGTCAGGGATAGGAAAGGAAAGGTGAAATATGGCAGTTTATAGTTATGCAGAACAGTTTACTCAGTTTCTGGCCCAGAAGTATGCGAAGGAGCTTTGTTCCGACGCCCTGGCCCAGAGCAACCAGCAGGTGAAGTTTTTGAATGCGCAGACCATCAAGCTTCCCAGAATTACGGTATCTGGATACAAGGATCATACGAGGAGCCTTGGATTTAATTCAGGCACTCTTTCCAATGACTGGGAACCGAAAAAGCTGGCACATGACAGGGATATTGAGTTCTGGATTGATCCGATGGACATTGATGAAACCAATCTGGCTCTGTCTGTGGCGAATATTCAGAATACCTTTGAGGAAGAGCAGGCGATCCCGGAGAAGGATTCATATCGGTTTTCCAAGCTTCATGCAGAACTGACCGCTTATTCTGGAAGGATTGACAAGACCGTGGTGGATGCAGCTGTATTTCTGGAGCAGTTTGATACAGAGATGGCTCTGATGGATGAGGCGGGAGTTCCAGAGGAGGGGCGCATCATCTATGTGACGCCTGCCATGAATAAGATTGTAAAAGAGTCAGATGGACTTCAGAGGGTTGTTACAGTAACCTCTCCGGTGAGCGTAAACAGAAAAGTACATAGTCTGGACGATGTGCAGATTAAGATGGTTCCGGCAGCCCGTATGAAGAGTAAATATGACTTTACAAATGGATGCGTGGCAGCGGAGGATGCAGATCAGATCAACTGGATTTTAGTCCACCCGTCCTGCGTGGTAGCAAGGGACAAATACAGTTATATCAAACTCTTTACACCTGGGACAGACTCCAGGACGGCAGACGGTTATCTGTATCAGAACCGGTGCTATGGGGATCTGTTCCTGCTTGAGAGGAAGGCGGCCGGATGTGCCATGAATGTGACTGCTCATGCTGGCGACTAAAGGAGGTGAGGGCAGGAAATGAAGGCAGTAAAGGGAAATAAGGTGTATACCATTGATGAAATGCAGAAGAATTTTTATACGGACAGCGGGTTTGACATTTTGGATGATGAGGGCAGAGTGATAGCTTATGGACGCGGAAAAATGGTTCCCTATGGCGAGTTTGAAGCTTTGAAGCAGGAAAATGAGAGGCTTATAAAGGAATGTGATGCACTGAGAACAGAGCTGGCTCAGCTTCGGGCATCTTCCAGTGATGAGGCAGAGAGGACTCATGAAAGGGAAGCGGCAGGAAAGCGGGGAAAGACTGCAAAGGACGGTGAGTGATCAGATGGGATATGAGCCCTATGCGACAGCGGAGTATTACCACAGTAAATATGGAGGAACGGCGATTCCAGACGAGGTCCTTGAACGGATGCTCCGTCAGGCCAGCCGCCATATTGATTCCCTGACCTATAACCGGATTGTAGGCAGGGGATTTTCTCGTTTGTCGCCATTCCAGCAGGAAGTGATTCAGGAGACAGTCTGCCGGCAGGCAGATTTTGAGTATGAGAATGCCTCTGTATTGGAGAGTATTCTGGCTTCCTACAGTGTAAACGGAGTGTCTATGGGATTCAATGGACAGGCCTGGAATGTGTTTACTGAAAAGGGAATCGCCATGAAGCGGGATGATTATGGTCTGCTGGCACAGACAGGTCTGACCTGCCGGCTGGCAGCTGGGCGGTGAGGTGGCCCGAACTTGTGCCGGAGCGTTTCTGCCGGACGCCGGCGCAGGTGATTTTGTATGGAGAAGGTCTGACAGAGGACGGTGGGCCGGAAGTGATTTTCTCCGGGGAGATCAGGTGCAATTACCAGGATAAGGGAAAGACAGTACTGACAGCGGAGAAAAAGCTGATTAAGCTGTCCGGATGCGCTCTTATACCCGGGGACGCCTTTCCGGAAGCGGCTGCCATCACGGGAGGAAAAATCACGGTGTTTGGCGTTACCCGCCGGATCTGGCAGGGTGAGAAAGCCAGGAATCCGGACGGAACGGTGAATTATACGAGATTGGATGTGGAGTGATGAAGGTAAATTCCATTGTAAAGATGAATTTCGGGAGAATCCGGGAACTGAACCAGGCGGCGGTGGCAGCTCTGGAAAGGACGGCGGAGGCACTGCACACAGAGGTTGCGCAGGCTCAGGTGATGCCCTTTGATACGGGCCATCTCCAGGAGGATGCGACGTTTGTGGAGTACAAGGATTCTGCGCAGGGAAAGGTTTCGATTATCTCTTCCACGCCGTATGCACGCCGCCTCTACTATCACCCGGAATATCAGTTCCAGACGGACGAAAATCCATTTGCCGGAGGCGAATGGTACCAGTCATGGCTTCCGGGAGGCGTCAGCGAGAATTGTGCGAAAGAAGCGTTCCGGAAGTTTTATAAGAAGGAGGCGGATGTATAGATGCTGACATTGGCGGATGTGAAAGACTGGCTGAAGGGTTTTCAGGTGGGGGAACATTTCTACTGTGGAAAGATTGACAGCAAGCCGGAGAAAACCATCGGCGTGTATCAGAGGAAACCTTCCGGACAGCCCAGAGTGGCTCTGGGAGGTCTTGAAAATACTTCCTATGAGGTGAAACAGATTTCGGTTCTGGTTCACTGGAACCAGTATTCCTCCCAGACAGAGGAGGCTGCTGCAAGCCTGTATGAGAAGATCCGTTCAGCTGGCGAAGAGGGTCTTACTATCAGGGATACACGGGTGTTTTTCATCCGCATGGAGGTTCCTGAGCCGGTGGACGTGGGGACGGATGAGGGCGGCATATATGAACGTGTGATCTGGTTTGATGTGATTTATGAAAGGAGTGAATGAGAATGGCAAAGACAGGTGTATTTCCATGTTATGAAAATCAGTTTAAGGTAGGGGATGCCAAGGAAGGAGCCACCTCTATCGCAGATATGGAGACCTTTTCTGTCAGCTTTGACAACGGCGTGGAAGAGTGGACGCCGTTTGATACGGAAGGCTGGGTAAGACGCCTTTTAACGGCTAAGGGCATTACGATTTCTGTCACTGGAAAGAGAAATGTAGGGGATACAGGAAACGATTATGTGGCGGACAAGGCTTTTAAAAACGGCAGGGACGCAGAGGGGTATTTTGCCTGGACATTTCCAGATGGGACTACGGTTTCCTGGAATATGGCCGTGATTAACGTGAAAAATATAGGCGCCGGCGATTCGACGGCAGTAGGGCCTTTGGAGTTTGATATTCTGAGCAACGGAAAGCCGACGATTGAGAGTGCTGAGTCGGAAGACGGCGGAGTATAGGGGGAAAGAGATGGGAAGAAAGATTGATATTACTGAGAAACTGAACTTTGAGGAAGCCCCGGTTCTTTTAATCCAGGGGAAAGAGATTCATGTCAATGACGATGCGGTGACGATGCTGTCTGTTATGCAGCTCATGGGGAAAAAGGAACCATCAGTGGGAGAGATTATGAAGGTTTATGAAAAGCTGTTCCCGGCAGCAGACCGGAAAGTGATGGAACAGGAGTTAAAGCTTCGGTTCAGCAGCCTGATTACGGTGATCAAAGAGGCGATTGAACTGATCTCGGGAGATGTGACAGACCAGGGAGAGTGATGACCCGTACTACGATCTGTTTGAGGACTTTGATCTGATCGTGTCATCGTTTCTTTCGCAGTACGGGTTTCGGATTTACTCAGACGATTTCAGAAAAATGAAGTGGGAGGAGTTCAAAGCCCTCCTTTCGGGACTGGGGCCTGACACACCTTTGGGGAGAATGGTACAGATTCGTTCTGAGGAGGATGAGGAAATACTCAAATATTTTACTCCGGAGCAGAAGCGGATCCGCCGGGAGTGGAGACTCAGAAATGTTGAGGAAAAGAGCGAGGAGGAACTTGCTTCGGTGCTGGAATCGTTAAAGCAGGCCTTCATCCGGATGGCAGGAGGTGATATGCATTGAGAGGATAAGGGAAGAGAAGCAAAGGGAAAAACGGGAAAAGGTGCGCTGCCCTTTCTGCGGGTATCCGGTCAATGCCTTCCGGGCGGAGGATGCCTCCTGCAGAGGGGTATTTTTTAAGTGTAAGAACAAGAATTGCAGGAAGGAATTTGAATTAAAAATCTAGGACGCTGTGCCCATGTGCCTGTCCATTAAAAGGCAGGTGAATGGGTATGGCAGCAGACAGTGCAGGCCAGATTGGACTGGATCTGGTTATCAATCAGAATGATTTTAACAGGCAGCTGAAAGGGATTCAGTCCCTTGCAAAGAAGGCTGGAGCAGCTCTGGCAGCGGCGTTTACCGTTAAGACGCTGGTGAACTTTGGAAAAGAGTGCATAGAACTGGGAAGCGATCTCCAGGAGGTACAGAACGTAGTGGATGTGACCTTCCCGGCTATGTCAAAGCAGGTGGACGCTTTCGCAAAGAATGCGGCCGCGCAGTTTGGACTTTCGGAAACCATGGCCAAACGGTTCACGGGAACCTTTGGTGCTATGGCAAAGGCTTTCGGATTTAACGAGCAGGCGGCCTATGAGATGGGAACTGCCCTGACCGGGCTGGCCGGGGATGTAGCGTCTTTTTACAATATCAGCCAGGATGAGGCGTATACAAAGCTCAAGTCTGTATTTACCGGAGAGACAGAGAGCCTGAAGGATTTGGGCGTGGTGATGACCCAGACAGCCCTTGACCAGTACGCACTGGCAAATGGTTATGGAAAGACCACAGCGGCCATGTCGGAAGCAGAGAAGGTGGCTCTCCGCTACAGCTTTGTCCAGCAGCAGCTGACTGCAGCGGCCGGGGATTTTGCAAGAACCTCTGACAGCTGGGCCAACCAGGTACGGGTGCTGAATCTCCAGTTTGACAGTCTGAAGGCTACCATCGGCCAGGGACTGATTAATGTATTTACGCCTCTCCTGAAGGTGATTAATTCTGTTATCGGAAAACTTCAGACTCTGGCCAATGCGTTCCTTGCGGTGACAAATCTGTTTTCCGGAAAGAAGCAGCAGGCCTCTGGCATGGGGCAGGTGATTGAGGATGCCAGCGAGGCGGCCGGAGCTGTCGGGGGTATCGGAGACGCCGCTCAGGGAGCTGCCGGAGCAGCTAAGAAAGCCGCCAAGGAGATGGCGAAGGCTTTTTCCATTGATGAGCTGAATATTGTACCACAGGATTCTGAAGCTGGTGGCTCGGGAGGAGCTGGAATCGGTGCCGGCGGGATTGATGTGGGAGGAATGGCTCCTGATGCAGTGGATACCGGGGCGTTGGATACAATGGATGCCAGACTTTTAGAGATGCTGCAGGGATGGCAGAAGGCAGTACAGCCAACCATCGAGGCCTTCAAACGTCTGGGAGAAGTTTTGGATCCGCTGAAGCAGTTTGCAGCACAGGCACTCATTGATTTCTATGAGCATTTCTTAAAGCCGGTTGCTGTGTGGACATTTGGGGAAGGGCTTCCAAGGTTTATTGATGCTATTACAAACGGACTGGGAAAAATCAACTGGCAGCCTATTAATGATGCACTGGTACGCCTTTGGGATGCACTCGCCAGGTTTAGTACAGACGTAGTGGGGGAAGGACTGCTGTGGATCTGGGAAAATGTTCTGGTGCCGCTGGCTTCCTGGACGATCAGTAATATTGCTCCGCTGTTTTTTGAAGCTTTAGCTGCGGCTTTTTCGATTGTAAATAATGCCGCAGAAGCTTTACAGCCATTATGGCAGTGGCTTTGGGATTATCTGTTTCTTCCATTGGCGCAGTGGACAGGCGGAATTGCAATCAGCATTTTGCAGCAGCTGGTGGGGGCTCTGGAAAACTTTGCAGATACTATTTCTCAAACATCGGGCGTATGGGAAAGCATAATTCATTTTTTTGAAAAATTAAAGAAGACCTATGATACCTCTATAGTACCTATGCTGGACGCATTCGGGAAAGGTTTTTCTGAAATAGCAAAGGTTGTGCTGGAAGCATTTCAGACTCACATCCTTCCTATCCTTCAATCTGCGTCGGATCAGTTTTCGGCATTCTGTACAGAGCATCTGCAGCCTCTGATAGATAAATTTTTAGAATTTGCAGGTAAGGTTTCGGAGTGCATTACAGTGGTATGGCAGAATATTTTAGCCCCATTTATTGCATGGTTTGCCGAAACGATAGCACCCGTAATTGGAACGCAAATTCAGGCAGCCATAGATGTGTTCTTTCTGTTTCTGGACGCTGTATCTGAGATTGTGGAATCTGTACTGGATGTTTTGAACGGCATTCTGGATTTTCTTTTAGGTGTCTTTACCGGGGACTGGAAGCGGGCGTGGAATGGCATTAAACAGTTTGTAGAAGCAATCTGGAATGCCATTAAAGCCATGATTAATTTAGTGTTTGATGCAATCGTTCTGTTTATCTCTTCCAAGCTGGAGTACATCAGTAATCTTTGGACCACCATCTGGACGGCGATCAAGGATTTCGCAAATTCTATCTGGGAAGGAATTAAAAATATCGTCAGCAGCCTGATTGACTCTATCCAGCAGAAAATCAGCACAGTGATGGACGGCATTAAGAATGGTATTTCTACTGCGCTTGAAACTGTCAAGAAGGCCTGGTCAGATACCTGGGACAATCTGAAGAAGAAAACAGAGGATATTTTTAATAATATCTGGAAGACCATCAAGGGCATTATCAATAACATTATCGGCGGCGTGGAAAAGATGGTAAACAACGTGGTCAGAGCCATCAACAAGATGATTGAGGCGGTCAACAGCGTTGCGGATCATGTTCCGGGAATTGATGATGAGCTGATTCCTGAAATTCCAGAGCTGCACCTTCCACGTCTGGCCCAGGGCGGTTATGTGAAGGCCAATACTCCGCGCCTGGCCGTGATTGGAGATAATAAAAGAGAGGGAGAGATTGTTTCACCGGAGAGCAAGCTGCTCGACATGGCACACACGGCGGCCCGGATGGCTGCGGGAGGCGGCAGCAGCGAGCAGATGGAGCGCATGATTGAGCTTCTGGAAAAGATTATCAGCCTGATAGAAGCGCTGGATCTGGTGGTCAACGTGGATATCCGGGAAATTCACAGGAAATTAAAGGATCTGGACAAGCGGACGGGGTATCCGCTGCGGACAACCTAGAAGGGAGGCCATGAATGGCGAATTTTATTTATATTAACGGCAGGGAATTTCCGTCTCCGGATCGGGGGCTGGAGTTTCTGGTGGCTACCTTTGTCAGCGCTGGAAAGAATGCCAACGGGGAGTTTGTGGGCCAGCGGGTGGGAAGAGACCAGTATAAGCTTAATAACCTGGTCTGGAACAAGCTGGACGCGGCCACCTGGTCGGAGATGTTAAAAGAGTTCAAGGCCTTCGTGGTGACGGTGCGCTTCCCTGATATGGTGAGCAACGACTGGCTGACGATCCGGATGTACCCGGGAGACCGGACCGCCCAGCCGCTGTTTATCGGCCCGGACGGCCTTCCGACCATGTACAGCCAGTGCAAGGTGAATATTATAGACTGTGGGGAGTTGAATTAGATGCAGGCGGCAAGCAACGCGTATAAGCGGGAAATGAAAAAGAAATACCGGGATGAATGTTCCTTCCTCCGGGTGACAATCGGAATGATTAATCAGACAGCCCAGGCCTCCGCTTCTGTGGCTAAACCGGAAGCTTTTACCTATTTTTCGGATCTGACAAAACCGTTTGACAATTATCAGGTGGCAGAGCTTTACGCCGGCTGTGATGAGAACTGGTCTGCGATGGACGGCAGTATGTATTTTCTGCCCAGGGGAAAGCGGGATGTGGTTCTGAACGCAGGGCTGGTAACGGAGAAGCTCCTGGGAGCGGTTGAGATACGTTTCCCTCTGGCGCTGTCCATCAAGGGCTTGACCATTGAGTTTGGGAAGGCGTATCCGGTGGATTTTACCATCGAGTCGGATCGGAATACGGTCCAGGTGAAAGGCAATGCTTCCGGCCACTTTGTGACAGAGGAAATTTTCACGGACGCCACGTTTCTGCGCCTGGTTCCAAAGGAGATGGTAAACGGCCAGTCCAGATTTCGGATCCATCAGATAACAATGGGAATCGGCATTTATTTTGACAACAGGAAGATTCTTTCCGCGACTAAGAAGGAGCATATCAGCCCGATTACGGAGGAACTCCCTTCTATTGATTTTTCCATGACGGCTGAAAACCGGGATCGAACTTTTGATGTGGAAAATTCTGAATCATCGGTACAGTTCCTGGAGATTGGACAAAATGTGGAAGTAATGTACGGCCAGGAGCTGGAGAATGGGACGGTGGAATGGATGCAGGGAGCAAAACTTGCATTGAAGGACTGGTCTGCTGATGATGAGGAGCTGGAAATCGGGGCAACGGATCGGTTTGATGGAATGGAGGATACATACTACAGTGGGCGCTATGCTCCGGAAGGATTGTCCCTGTATGATGCGGCGAATGATGTATTCCAGGATGCAGGGGTGGACAGCAGGGAGTATTATATCGATCCTTATCTGAGAGATGTACTGATAAAAAATCCTGTGCCTGCGGTTACTCATAAGGAGGCGCTTCAGATGATTGCCAATGCTGGGCGGTGTATTCTTTACCAGGACAGAGAAGGTAAAATTTTTCTTAAATCCAGCTTTATTCCTGATATGGAGGCAGCATCGGAGAATGAGGCATATTTTTCTTGCGCGGCGCGGATTCTGGACGGGACGGCGAAGGAGGAATATGCCCTGACTGGACAGGATTACTCTCAAGCCGGAGGAGTACAGTATTTTCTTCCCAGAAAGGGTGGGGAGATTGTACTGAATACCGGCTATATCAGTGATATAACAGCGGACAAGGAGGGAAACTTCACGGAACATCCGACTGTGGTGATTACTCTGGAGGCGGCGTTTAAATGTTTCGGGCTGACTCTGGAGTTTGGCCGGAATGCGCCGGAGAGAATGGTGTTTCATTCTTATTACAGCGAAGAGCTCCAGGAGAGTTTTGAGGTGAAAGATTTGAGAAAAACGACAGTGATTTCCCATGAGTTTCCTTCATTTGACTGTCTGGTGCTGGAGTTTACAAAGGGATCGCCTGGAAACCGGGTGGTTCTTGACAATATCCTGTTTGGCGACAGCACTGACTATTCTTTGGAGTATGGAACGGAACTTACGAAAACTCCCAAGGGGACGCAGCTCACGAAGGTGAAGGAGCTTCAGGTGGTAAGGACGCTTTACAGCGAGGGAGAGGGGGAGCAGGAGCTGGCCAAGGAAATACTTTCCTCTGCTGGTGAGACTTCCAGATATACCTTCTATCTCTCGAACCCGTCTTACGGATTTTCAGCAGCATTTACGGAACCGAAGGAAGGGGCACAGGTGTCGGTAGTCGACAGCAGCGCCTATTATGTGACAGTAGAATTAACAGGATTGAATGGAGAAGCAGAGGTGGCGGTAAATGGGTGGGAATATGTGACAACACAGGCGAGGACGGTTAAGCAGCTTCACACAACAGGTACGGTTGAAGTGTGGGAAAATCCCTTGGTTTCAGACAATCAGATGGCAGAGGATCTGGCTCAGTGGATTGGGGATTATCTGGCATCGGACAGGGAATACAGCCTTTCCTACCGGGGTGAACCAAGAATTGACGCTAATGATCTTGCATTTCTGGAGAATAAATATGTGCCGGATCTGCTGATAAGGATTTCTGAACATACCTTGAATTTTAATGGCGGAGCACTGTCAGGGACGATAAAGGCGAGGAGGGATATGAGTGGCGTGGTCAGAACCAAAAACGGACTGGAAGCCAAATGATTTTTTTAATATTCAGGACTATAACCGAATTAAGGGAAACCTGAATGAAATACGGCAGCTGGCATTGACTCTCTGGCCGGAGTTTTACTTTGAGGACATGGGGGAGGATAAGACCTATGAAGATTACAGCTTTTATGCGGATGAAATGAACCGGTTTGAGGCGAATGTGGAGCATATCTGCCAGGGGACATTTCCGTTTACGGTGGGAGAGAGGATGACATTTTATGATAATACGCCGTTTATCGGCTGGCAGGAGCTGAATCGTTTGGAAGAGGCTTGTCGCCTGATGTACAGCAATCTGAAAAGCAGGGAGGAGGGCCGTAAAATGCTGGCGTTTACACTGAATGGAGGTTTATTTGGATGAAGAGACTGAAAACAGATTATAAGGACGCCATGTATGACGGGCAGAGGCGGTACCGGCTGGCGAAAAATGAGGATGATACCTACAGTATTTTGGATGCCACGACGTACACTCAAGTGGGTGATCGGTTTGGAGAAAATGACATTAATGAGACAAACCAGGCGGTGAATGCTCTGATGGATACCAGGACGATTACCCTGACGGCAGCAGGATGGCAGGGAAGCGGGCCTTATACGCAGACGGTGGAGGCTTCGGGTGTGCAGGATACAGATGAGCCAATGGCAAAGGAAGTAATTCCGAAGGGAACTACAAAAGAGGATGAGAAGGCGATCCGTAAAGCCGCAGGCTGTGTAAGCTATTTCGAGACGGGAAATGGGACGGTGACATTTACCTGCATCGGAAAGAAGCCGGAAACGGACTTTCAGGTTGTAATAAAGGGGGTGTAAGGCATGGCAATGGGAATCTGGCTGCCGGGAGGAGGCGGAGCGGATCTGGATGTGGTGACAGCGGACGCCGGGGATGTGCTGGCCGGGAAGGTGATTGTCGGCCCGGATGGGGAACCGCTCACCGGAACCCTGGCATTATCCGGCAATGCTTCTGACGGACAGGTATTAAGCGGGCAGACATATTATAACACAGATGCCAAAACAAAAAGAACCGGTACGATGCCGAACCGGGGGGCTGTGAACCAGTCCCTCGCTATCAACGGCAGCTACACGATACCGGCGGGGTATCATAACGGAAGCGGCAAGGTGACGCAGGACATCCCAACAAAAGGCGCGCAGACGTACACGCCGGGGACCACGAACCAGACGATCGCAGCGAATCAGTATTTGACTGGGCCACAGACGATAAAAGGTGATCCGAACCTGAAAGCGGAGAACATCAAGAAGGGTGTGTCGATAATGGGAATTACAGGAAGCTATGAAGGAGCTATTCCTGAAAAATACTATATCTGGACGGGCGGGGCCTGGGGGATTCAAGGGCCTAGTATGACGCTTACATGGGCTGATACTTCTGGAGGGAAAATTCCATACAGCGCATATGCCGCAGGCGGCAGTGGGCCAAGTATTAACAGATATTATAATTACAGAGGTAACAACTACACTGCCGGCGGATGCGCTAAAATTAACACAGCATTTGATCTCACGCCATATAAATATCTGAAATTCGAGAGAACGCAGTCTGGTACTTTTTCTATCCCAGTGTTTGTAGGCGTATCACAAAATGGAAATTTACAGGGAAATACTTATGCGGCACAGTTTTCAGGGACAGTATCCTCTGGGGCTCATAGCATCGATATTAGTAAGCTGTCCGGAAGCTATTATATTTATCTCGGTTTTGGCCCATATACAGCTCCTTACGATTCCTTTGATCATAAATTTGCACCGGATCGAATTTATCTTACAACGGCTTAGCTTTTACTGAACGGAGCCCATAATGCAGGAATCAACAGGGTATATCTGACCACTAATTAAGAATAAAATACTTTTTAAACAGGCATTATATATACCTACGTAAACCACATTTTATAAATATAACCATGCCTCTGCCTATTCAGATTATTTGTTTCCAAAAAATCGTCGATGTCGAACCAACCAACGATATTTATATTTGTCAGGTCAATAGTATGCTGTTTATTGGAGCTTGATGGCAGTGTATAATATGTTGCTTGGCCGCCAGACGTATTCATCACACGGAAACGAAAATTGGAACCTAGCGATGCATCGGTAGTTATCATGTTAAAAGATTTATATGGAGTTAAATTAATCGGTTGGTTTTTAAATATACTAAAGCCTCGAGATGACGTTGTTGATTGACTGTAAGTCATTAAAATATTACTGGCTTCAAACTTGGTAGCGACGTCTGTATCACCGACCACATTATTTGAAGAGTACCCACTTCCCCAGGAGCCTCTGTTATAGATGTCCATAGGGCCGGGTACAAATCCATCGTGGGTTCCAATAATTCCCATTATGGAACATTATCGACAGTAGAAGTGGAAAGAAATGGAAAAGACAGGGAATCTGTGATATACTCTCCCTGTTACCGCCCCGATACTGGCAACAGGGAGGGGGTGTTCATGTGGAAGAACTTATTTCGTTTATTGTCACTGTTGTGGCTGGTGTAGCCTGCCACTACATCATCAAATGGTTGGATGGTGACAAGTAACCGGTAACCAGCCTGCGGGTTTAAGCCTTCCCGCTTAAAAGTAGGAATAGAAAAGCCCCAGGGCGGCACCCCTGGGGCTTTTCGCGTACTCACGTGGAATACTTATTTCGTTTGCCTACTGGCATTATAGCATATGCGTTTTCTGATTGCAAGATACGTATATGCTGTTTTTTTACCTAAAATTAGCAGGAAAGGAGGGCAGAAGGTGACACAGACGGAGATTGAAGTAGCCCTGGAGCGGTATCACAACGAGATCGGCTCCCTGAAGCACCGGATGGACGAGGTGGAGCAGATTGTGGACGCCGTTCACAGCCTGGCCCAGCAGATGGTTGCACAGACGGCGGAGATCCGGCATCTGAGTGAGAATGTGGGGGAGGTGAAAAAGGATGTGGCGGAACTGAAGGCCAAGCCGGGGGCCCACTGGGAGAGCCTGATCACCGGGCTTATCGGAGCGGCAGCCGGAGCCATTGGAGCAATATTTTTCAGATAGGAAGGAGAGGAGATTATGGATTTTGGAATCGCAAGCGTAGCTGGAATTACGGTCATCTGTTATCTGGCCGGAATGGGGATGAAGGCATCTGAGAAGGTAAAGAATGAGGTGATTCCCGTGGCCTGCGGCTGTGCCGGCGCAGCGCTGGGAGTGGCCGGAATGTTTATCATGCCGGATTTTCCAGCCCAGGACGTAATCAATGCGGCGGCCATCGGTATTGTGTCCGGCCTGGCGGCCACGGGGATCAATCAGGCAGCAAAGCAGCTCAGGAAGTAGGAGAGGAGGTGATCCATTCATCTCCCGCGGCTTCGGCGGGTGATCCGGAGCACATTCAAACAGTATGACAAAGGCTGTCCACCCGGGCGGCCTTTTCAAATATCAATTTTAAGGAGGACTCATGATGAGCAAGAAAAATCACTGTGAATTACACAAGGATGGAACTTTTAACCAGGAGGCGCCAGGTACCCACATCACGGCGGAGATGGCCGGAGCCTGCAGCTGCGACGGTCCGGCTGAAGGGCCGGCACTGGAGGGAAAAGGAAATACTCCAGTCGGTCCCGGACTGGAAGGAAAGGGTAACACTCCAGTCGGCCCTGGGGCAGAGGGAAAAGGTAACACCCCCACAGGCCCGGCAGCGGAAGGAAAAGGAAATACACCTGGCGGCCCGGCAAAATAGTTGCGGCGTCGGAACTTACAAAGGGAGGCCTCTGGGCCTCCCGGAAAGGAGCCTATATGGTAAAGAGTATGCAGAGAGCAGATCTTGGCGATAAGTGGTTTGCCGAACTTCAGGAGGAGGTCAGGGAAGCATCGGAAACAGCGCTGCAGGACTTCCAGACAGCCATCGATCCGGATGCGATGGGCCCGGACGGAAAGGAGGGGATCGACGATGCAGATTAACAAACTGCTGACTCCTTACAATCTGAACCGGCTGGGCGATACCAGCCGTATCAAATACATCGTGATCCATTATGTCGGGGCTACCGGCGGAGCGGAAGCTAACTGCCGGTACTATGCCAGCAAATATATCGGGGCCAGCGCCCACTACTA